CTGAATGAACCTAAAGAGCGCGACATCATAGAGGTTTGGATACACTCTGAGGATTTTGTAACTGTGTGTGATTTAGCAGACATTGATTCCTCGAAGATGAAGAATAATTTTATTTATATTTTGAATGCCAAAGAACCAATTGCCAGATACGAGGGCAGAAAATTAAAGGACTTGATAGATAGAAAATAGTCCTATAGTACAAATGTAGTATATATATATATATAATATATATAATACATCTATGTACTATAGAGTACATATGTACTATGTCGGCCTTTTAGTCCGTTGTGGCAAATTCCATATTGACAGCATTGTCTGCTCGGCATATCGTAATTGTGTCGTGGAGATTAACAATGAAAACAGATTTGCTTATACGCGGGGAAGCCCTCCGCATGGGCGAGGGTCAGCATAAAGTCGTCTGCCCCATTTGCTCACCTCAGAGAAAAAAGAAAAAAGAACGCACACTTTCGTTGAGAGTGGGCGATGAAGGTATTTTATATAACTGCTGGCATTGCAGTGCTAATGGTGTCGTGGCACTTGAGGAGAGATACATGCCAGCCAAGAGGAGCAACAAAGTGGCGTTGGCAGTTCAGCATAATTGGGATGACTTAAATGATAAAACAATATCTTGGTTAAAAGGCCGTGGTATATCAAAGGATACAGCAGAAAAAGCAAAGATTAAATCAGGCGTTCACTACATAGGCGCTCTGCAAAGTCAGACAGATTGCGTTGTGTTTCCTTATTCAAATCAGGGGCAAACATACGCCGCCAAGATACGCTCGTTAGGCGATAAGGGGTTCGCTTGCAACGGTGCGCCAGCATCATTCTTCAACTTGGATTCAGTTGTTGCTGGAGATGACCTGTTCATTTGCGAAGGCGAGATGGATGTACTCGCTATGATGGAAGCTGGATTTGAAAGCTGTGTTTCAGTTCCAAATGGCGCGGTCATGAAGGTTGTGGATGGCAAGATAGACCCACAGGATGACAACAAGTTTAGATTTCTTTGGGATGCCAAAAAGAAAATAGAAAAGGCACACAGAATTATTATTGCCACCGACTCAGACGGAGCCGGACAAGCTATGGCAGAGGAGATAGCGCGGCGAATAGGTAAGGATAAGTGCTGGAAGGTTGAGTTCCCCGAAGACTGTAAGGATGCCAATGATGTCTTATTGAAGCACGGCAAGAAGGGTCTGGAGAAAGTTGTCCAGAAGATTATCCCTTGGCCTGTGGCTGGGCTATATGATGCATCACATTTTTATGAAGAACTGGATGAGATATACGAAAAGGGAATGGGCAGTGGCGCGTCCACTGGGTATTCCAATGTGGATGAATATTACACAGTTGTCGAAGGTCAACTAACTGTAGTCACAGGCCACCCCTCATCAGGAAAGTCTGAATTTATCGACCAGATAATGGTAAACCTAGCGGAGCAAAAGGGATGGAAGTTTGCTATTTGTTCGTTTGAAAACGAGCCAAGACTGCATATCGCAAAACTCATTAGCAAGCATTTCTCTAAGCCATTCTTCACTGGCGTAACCCCACGGCTCACGCCTGACGAATTAGAGCGCGGCAAGGACTTTGTGCGCGAACACTTTAGCTTCCTGTACCAGAATGATGGCTCACTAGCCACGATTGATGGCATTGTTGAGAGGTTAAAAATTGCAGTGATGCGTCATGGAATTAGGGGCGCAATAATTGACCCATACAATTACATTCAGAAAAATGGGGACATGAGTGAGACAGATTGGATTAGCGAGATGCTGACCCAGTTGCGCGTGTTTGCTCAGTCTCATGGCATTCACTTGTGGTTTGTGGCTCATCCTACAAAGATGATGCGCGGTACTGATGGTAAAGTTCCGCCACCAAAGGGCTATGATATTTCTGGTAGCGCGGCTTGGTTTGCGAAGGCAGATGTCGGTCTATCAGTTCACAGACCAGACCCAGTGGCGAATGCTATAAGCGAGATACACGTTTGGAAGTGTAGATTTAGCTGGGTTGGTAAGCAGGGCGTTGCTGATTTATTTTTTAGCCCTGTTACATCACGATATTCTATCGGTGATGACAACGACAATTTTCCAGATGTACCATCGTACAAATCTGAAGATGTTCCGTTCTAGGGGGTGTTATGGAAAGAAAAGGAAAAATATTACTGGATGAGGCCAAGCAAATCATAGACGCAAGGGGTGACCATTACGGCTCACCTATTGAGAACTTTACGCGCATAGCGAAGTTGTGGTCTGTGGTGCTGGGTGTTGAGGTCAAGCCTCATGAGGTGGGGTTGTGTATGGATTTAGTAAAGACAGCGCGTCTATGTGAGACGCCAGAGCATTGGGATAGTTACTTAGATAAATGCGGATATGCCGCCGCGACTATTGAATGTTTTAATGTTGACGATAAAGAATAGATAGTCTAGCTTAATCAAGACAACGACTTTCGTTGTTTCCTCCCGACACTACTAGGGGGCAGGGCGTAAACCCTGCCTCCCTTTTTTTGTGCTTTTTACAGCTTTGGCATGACACTTGCACTATCAATTTGCATGTCGCGCTTAGTGGACTGCTTGCTGGCTTTGTAGTTAATCCAAGTTCGAGCCAACAAAATTGACATGACATCGGGCATTACCTTGTTGCGGTTAGCCACCCTGATTTCAGTCAATGTGTGGAGAAGTTTGCGTACAGGCGAACGAACTGTACCAACACCAGCGGCAAGGTCATCTAGGAATGACTTTGCCTTCTCCAAATCACCATTTACAGACACGATGTAAAACAGCGCGGCGAGAGGCGGCACTGGAATTAGCGTGTTTTTCTTGGTGATTTTTGCCAGCTTGATTGACAGTTCAAGCATGGCTGAGTTGATTTCAGTATTGTAGTAGTTCCGCAACTCATCGTTAGTCATTTTGACTGACTTGGTATTGGCCTTGCAACCTCTGAAAGCAACAATGTGCCTAATCACAGCACCTGTCATTGATGGATACGGTGTACCCATGATGGTGAACACGTCCATGTTAGACCTGTTCGCCCCTACATCCATGTGGATGAAGCTCTCTGGCTCAATGCCAAAGATTGCGTGTGTCTTAAACGGCACACCAGCCCTCACACAGGCCGACAGACGGTTCTGACCGTCCTTGAGGTAGCCATCTGACCCAAAGGCCAGTGTGGCGTTTGTGAGCGACCAATTACCGCCCACCATATCATTGGCGTAGACTTTAATCTTCTCAACCTTCTTTGAGCGATTGCCAATGTTTAGGTTTTCAAGAATGTACTCCGCAAGTTTCGGCGATACTTCAATCACGCGAGAGTTTTGCGGTGGGTTCTTGATTAATGAAGAAAGATTATTGACCTGTTCTTCAATTGAAATGCCAGCACTAAGCTGACGCTGTTTTGATACTACTTTTAGCATCTTTTGCCTTTCTGCCACAATCCGTATGTAGTGGCACTTAGGTTGCCTTGCCCAAGGGCGTTAATGTCTCCCAGCGGTGGGCAATCCGCAGGAATTTTGTACTAGGGTGTAAATGTATTAAAAAATAAGTGGGGCGGCATAACCTTACGACTGCCGCCCCTGTGATGGGTTCCTAAGTGGTAGGAGAACCCAGCGTAGGCCACTCAGGAACTTGCAGACTATCACTTGCCTGTCAAACTACCCACGCTGGTAACTTTATCTTCCTAACTTGGACAACTGTACTGTGGCAACACCTAAAACAAAAACACCACTATACAAAACCAATACCCCAAGCCAAAGATTGTTGTTTGGATTTTCGACACTGCCTATGCCAGCCATCATAATAAGAAGACCAAGCACCCAGACATAAGACCATCTAAGAAATTTCATCGTAAACATCCCCCCTCATCATGTCCACATGGTAAGTGAACTCATCATAGGTTAGCCATTTGTATGGCGAAGCGTCAATGCTGAAATCGACCTCTCCATTCCCGCCAATCTTATAAACATCATGAATGGCCTTACGAATACCCTCGTCATCCTCATCAATGTCTGGGGCGTAGCTGTAGCCATTGTAAGTAAAGCTAGGCGCGTTATGCCAACTAATCATCGCACTGCTCCTCATATTGAACGCGAGTGACGTAGTACGCTTGAAGCATAGCGGCCAACTCTGGGAAAAATTCCCAGTCCACTGGCCGACCCCCAAGTGTGTTTTCAATCTCAGCGTCAAGTGCAATCAATACAGCATTAACCTGTTTCGGCTTTTGATATTTAATTTGCATCATCAGTCTCCTCATTACTATCATCAATTGCGTTGTCGATACTCTCGTCAGCAGAGAGCGCAAGCCCTAGCTTTGAACGAAAGTCTTTCTGATAAGCCGTGGTGAGGCCATCTATGTAGCTTTCCATAGCCTCTTGAACGACACTGGCTTCCTGCTCGGTAAGCCGGATATTAATCAGCATTTTATTCTCCATCATTTTCTGTTCCATAAATCAATCAGCGTCACAATGAGGCCAATCAATAAAAAGACCATGCAAAAAAACCAAACGAAATCAAAGAAGCCCATTGTCATCTTTTACCTTTCTGGCCTCAAGAACCTCAGTGGACAAAGCCCCAACCAGTGACTTTACTTCCTCGCATGCGGCCTTCTCTGCCGCGTCTATATGAGAGGCGTTAACCAATACAGTCCTTTGAACAACCGCCTCAACAGTCACTTCATATGTTTTTTGTACCATCGTACAAATCTCCCTCTACAAAAACCACTACTCCATCAGGCTTGACTGCCATGACACTATGCACACCGCACTCGTTAGCCACCCACTTCACAATTTGCATAAACCGCGCCACTGTCTCAGGCAGTGTGTCTATTGCAACATCAATCTTTGAGCAGGATATCATGCGTTGAGACTTGCTCCAAAAACCGAAGCAGTCATACATAGTCGCGCCGCCGAACTCATCGACAAACATTTCAACAACTTTCTGTTGGATAGGGACAAAAATGTCCCCATCCTCATTTGCATCTGGAATGACAATAGATGCCATCCTTGTTTCAATATGTGTCATGTTAAGCATCCAACATCTTTGTCAGGTGACGCACTGTGCGCTGTTTCATGAGCGAGTGAGCCTTTGACAGGTTCTTACCAAACGCATGTGGCGTCTGCGTTTCTCTTGAGCCGCTATCAACTAATGGATGGCACTCATCATGCTGTGTTGCCTTGTGGGTTACAAGCCAGCCACTTTCTTCAAAGCCCTTGCCATGTTTGAACCCGATAGTGCGTACTTCCCAAGCGTTCATGTTGTCCTCATCGACATACTTTACCTGACGATACTTGCACTGAATAACCAAGCGAAGGCCAGATGGTGCATTGATAAGAGAGAAGCCGTTCAAGAATACAGAGCGATACCATGTAGCCCCAACGGTCACATAGTTCTTTATGTTCCACTTGTTGCCGCCATCCTCAACATCTATACCAACCTCACTACCAACTGATGTATGGACATGTGAGCGTTGAAACGCGTTTCTAACCACATCAGACACACTTCTATCGCTCATTTTTTTAGCATCAGACAAGGGTGAATACGGCTGTTTATTTTTGCGCGCGCGCCGGATATCTTTTATCGCGTCACCCAATTCAGATGCATATGATGAAATGGCATCCCAAGCATTAGAACTGCCTGTCTCTTTTTGCAGTATTTGTTCCGCTTGATTTCTCATCTCCAGAACATCGCCTGACAGGCGGTAGCTATATTTGCCATTCTTTACTATGGCATCAATCACTCTGGCAGGAACAACCTCAGACCATTGAAGCCGTACATTAGCCACCTGTTTACGCAGAAAGTTTAGGTGATTGTGTGTCTCTTTTGTGTAAGTCATATCAGTCTCCCAACTGTTTGAAGGTAGGCGGCGGCACTATGCCGCCACCTCAATGCGTGTTGTCTCACCGAATGGCGCGTCATCACAACGTGTCCACGTTGACACCCATAGAACAGGATAGTCAGGCGATTGGTCAGGCCAGTCATGAATACCCATGTCAGTTAGATATACCATGTTATCCACAGGTAACTCATGCTCATCAATGTAGTCAAACACAGGGGTAACCCTAGTGCCGCCACGTCCTGTGCATTCGATACTGTCGATGATATCACCCTGTTCGTATCGGGTGACTGACTGCACCCTAGCGTCACATGTTATGACCGTTACAGAGCGCGGCTTGTGGTCTTCAGTGATGTTGTTCAGCTCACCCAAGAACTGTTGCAACTCAGCAGTATTGACCGAACCTGATGTGTCGATGGCAACCACCACATCACCCACGCCTATCTTGTCGATGCTTGGCGTGTATATGCCCTGCGTATACCAAACCTTTTTGTTTGGTTTGCGGAAGGTGTAGTCATCCGGCTGGTCACCGCCAATGAAGCGGTTGAACACGTCACGCCAGTCAACCTTAGACCGCCGCATCTCATCGACAAGTTCCTGTATAGCTGATGGCAACTTGCCAACCGACTTAGCACCAGCCGCCGCAAGCATAACCTTCTGGTCAATACTGGCCTCAAGCTGGCTGGCCTCTGATGGTGACAACTCTTTGCCATCATCACCAGTGGCATCATTAACGCCGCCCCATGAGCATTGTTGCTGGTCTTGCTGGTCAGGGTCACTGCCTAGCTGGTCATAAATACGTTCAGCAGTCATGCCCTTATACTGTGGGTCAAACAGGCCACCCTCTGGCAACTCAAAGTCACCGTCCAGTAGGATGTGGTTAATGGCATGGTCACAGGCAATGTTCCAGCGTTCAGCGTCACGCTCATTGCGGCGCAACATATGCTTGAATGCAACATGTAACACCTCATGGGCAACAACACCGATAATTTCCTTGTCGGTGTGCTGGTCAACAAAGTCACCATTCCATTTGATGAACGTGCCATCAGTACACATAGTCGGCTGATTGTCATCACGGTGAATGTTCAAGCCAAGTGCCAGTGAGCCGAAGAATGGGCTATCAAGAACAAGGCGCGTTCTAGCCCTTGCCATTTTTGTATCTGCATCCATGTTTAGTCTCCCAAAATTTGTACGATGGTATAAATAGGGGGCGGCGTGAACCGCCCCACATAATGTTAGAGCATCAACTCTTTGCCATCATTGAGCAGAAACTCGCGGAATGGCTGGGTCTGCTTGATGGCAGGGTGACGGTTGAATGCGTCCTTGATGGCAAAAACCGCAAACTCTTTATGCGGCAACCGCTTGAGGTACTTGATGACATTGCCAATGTTCTTGTCGTTGGCCTTGTAAGCCAGCGCGGCTGACACTGCATAGCATACAGCAGGGTCTTCACTGATTGCCGCACTGTCAGGGTTTGCAATCACGGCATCAATGTCCGGCACCGTGTCATGGATTTTCTTGTATCCCATGAACTCAGCGCAAGCACCGCGCCCAACCTGACCAGCAACAGCCTCATTCTCATTGACCGCATCCAAGCCCCATTTCATCATGGTATCGACACGCTCCCATGAGCGAGGTGATGGGCAGGAATTTGCATCACGGTCAAACTTATGAAGCAACTCAGGCCGGAACCGCAGGAATCCAGTAACCAGAGGCGATACACCTACGCTGTTCATATAGCCAATGGTATCCTCTAGGTCAGCCTCAACCTCAAGAAACAACAGCCTGTCCTTGAGGTGGCTTGGCATATTGTTAGTGCCAGCGCGGTCACTGGTGCGGTTGCCAGCGCATACGATAGACCAACCATCGGGCAAGCGATGCTCACCTATGCGGCGTTCATTAACTAGCTGTGCGGCAATGTTCTGATTAGCCACCGGAGCCTGTGGTAATTCATCCAGAAACAGGATGCCCTCACCATCGGCTGGCATCCAGTCGGGGCGAAGCCGTTTCATGTTATCGCCATCAGCGACAAGCCAGCCAGCCAACTCACCAGCATCATACTGTGCAAGCGATAGGATATTGAGGCCAACCTCGCGCTCATTGGCAATGCCCTGCACGACTGAGGTTTTACCTAGACCAGCACCACCGACAAGGTAGGCGATAGGACGCTGTGCGTCACGTCCATTGGCATTCTTTGTTTGGCTGTCGATTGAAGCCTCGACAATAGCTTTTGCTTGTGAAATACGCATCTTGATATTCTCCCAGTTTGTTTGAGTGTAGCGAGACGCTACGACACTGCCGGAGCAGTGTTTCGGGGGTGTCTCACGCCCCCATCGTCAGGTAGCTATGCCGCTTGGCCTTCAAGTTGTGCGGTCATCTCATTGATGGCCTCATTCTCTGCTTGCGCTTTGTCTGCGGCCTCTTGTGCGGCGGCTTCCATCTCACCGCGAACACGCAGGGCATCAGCCAGCAGTGACTGAAATTCTTCAATCTCTGCATAGTCAAAGCCGCCAAGCCACTTGTCACCATCGACACGGTTGCCCTTGTCATCCTTTTTGGTTGACCGCTTGCCAGCCACCTTATCGACAGCAAGCTGGACTTTCGACTTGGCATCATCACCAGCCACGGCCTTAATCAGCTTGGCCTCAGACGTGATATCGTTAGCCTCGAAAGTATCAGCCACCATTTCTGGGGTGATGTTGCCACCGCCAATGTTGAACACGTTACGCGCTCCGACTGCATTTTTGACCATCTTGTTTGCCATGCCCTCAGACAGAGAGCCAATATCCATCAGGTCAGCCTTGAGGCTGGATGATACAGCCGTAGGCAAGTTTGACTTGGCGGTCAGGGGGGCGTCAGCAATGCCAGCAATCAGTTGGCAATAGCTGTTCAGCTTGAGGCTTTGCGCCTCAGTGTTGGCCTCTTTTGCGTCACCCTTCAAGTTGGTGATGCGCTTTTCGTTAGAAGCGATAGTGTTAAGGTTGCTGTCGGCAATTGAAAAAGTTGATTTAGTCATATCGGATAGTCTCCCAGTTGTTTGAATAGCAGGACGCTATGACACGTTAGTGTTTCGCCAGTGTCCTAGACTGGCTCATCAGATAGCATGGCAGGGCGGCATCAGCACCGCCCAACCAGAGTTGGTGAGTACCGTACAGAAGCAGGGCTAGTAAAAGCCCCACAACTTGGCACTCTTTTATCGGCGTATCATTGTGTCGCTCAAGGGCTGGGGTGATTACCAACCTACCGTAGGCATTGCCGAACTGGGGCTGACAGGGGCTGACCCCCACGCTCACTGCAATGCAGGAACACCCTCTACATATCACCCTGACAAACAATGTCTAGCCCTATTTGTACTATCGGACATTATTTTTCTAATTAGCCTTAATGTGTGACATTTGTGCAACAGTCACTACTACACCTTATATATACAAAAACACCCTTTTCAGCCCTGTCATATTATTGACAACATTTTTGCATTTTTAGACTAGACAAAACCTATTTTCCTCACAGGCGCTGTTCGCCGTAGTGCCGTGTAGGATTGTGACCAAAAGCACCTCAATCTCGTCAGTGGCGCTTAAAACGCGATTAAACGGCATGAACAAAGCGTGAACATTGCCCATTTAACCTAATAGTGGTTAAGTAGAACGAAACAGGAACAGATGCTGGGTGGTTACAATGGCGCGGCGCGTGTATATTTGTACGATAGGACAATTTCAAAAAGCCCGACCAAGCGATAGCGCATAGTGGCGGCACATAGTAGGGAATAGACAATGAGTAAAGACAACGGCAATCATCCACATCTATCAATAGTCACTGACACAGGGGACAAACTAACGGCTAAACAGGAACACTTCTGTCAACTGGTAGCCAAGGGTGAAACACTGACTGATGCCTATAAAGCGGCATATAACGTCAAAGAAGGCACAAAGCCTTCTACAGTATGGGTTAACGCCTCAAACCTCGCAACGGGCAACACTAAGGTTGCAAGTAGGATTAAAGCGATAACTGAGGAAAACACCGCACGAAAGCGTACAGACGAAGACAAGCTGAAAATCTGGGTGACTGACCAATTGAAGACTGAGGCCATGAACGCACAGTCTGATAGCGCGAGGGTTGCGGCACTCACACAACTGGGGCGCAGTGTCGGCATGTTCACTGACAAGGTTGAGCAGGACGATAAGGCGGCGCGTACCACGTCCGATATCGAGGCGGATTTGCAACGGCGGCTGGCGGTGTTGATGGGCGAGTAGGGTCACCCTGTTTTTTATTGGCTTACTGTCATACCCCACCCACCCCCGACCCCCCTGAGACGCGCACCCACTGGCTATGCGACATACATG